AAACAGTTCTATTTTTGCACTAGGGTTAGCTTTTTGTAGCTCTTCAGTAGGTATAGCCATTTATGGTTCAAATACCTCCTCGAATGTAGCTGTAATTGTTGCCCTGTTAGGTACTCTTATATTTTTAGTCCACTTTTTACATACAAACTGTTTTGCACCTGATCTAGTTACTGTACAGTTTCCAGAAGTTGTAGCACTACCACTAGCTGTAACTGTAAATATATTTGCACTTGTTAGAGCAACAACAGAATATGTACCATCAGATGCAGAACCACTTGTAAAATCTATAGTTATTGAATCATTTGCAAATAACTGATGGTCAGTAATTGTTATTGTTATTGTTGTAGATCCGCTTTGTGCATATGTACCTGATTTTGTAAGTGTTTGATTAGGTGGTGTATATGTAAATGATGCCTGATCTAATGCACGTTCATTTAAAAAATATTCAATAGTATCACTATCTGTTTCTGTAATATTATTCCATGCAAGATTATAAATTTTTCTATTTTGATGTGCTGCTATACCTACTAATTGTCTTTGTTCAAATCCATCTGCAAATTTTACTATTTTAATAGTAGGACTACTTTGTTTTTGTAATCCATAACTAGGTTCAATAGAAGGAAATGTTGCCATAATTATGCGTTAGATAATAAACCACCTGCACGTTTTTGGTTAATCAATTCAGCTTGTATTGCTGCTGCTAATACGTTGCCAAATTCATTTGCCTGACCTGTATTACCTTCTACAGCAGTACCAGAAGCATCTACAGATACATTAATAATTGTACTGCCACCACCTGATGATTCAACACCTAATTTACCATTTGCACCTCTGCGTAAAGGTAAAATTGCTTCTGCACCTGCTTCCCCCATTAAGCCCATGCCATTACGCATAGGAAACATAGTAGGTCTATTTACAATGCCACCATAAGCATATTTCTGTATCTGTCCATCTACAAAAGCATTACCGTTTGCACTTTTGCTAAATAAACCACTAAAAAAGTTTGTTAAAGGTTTTGTTATTGATTGTTGTATTGCTATACGTGCCATATCAGCAATAATTGATCTTGCTAAATCACTAAAATTAAGTTTTCCTGTTTCTACAAACTTAACAAGAGCATCTTCCATACCCTTAATACCACTAACAACCACATCTGCCATTGATTCCTGTACTGTTTTTATGCTGTCTCTAAATGTTTTTAGTTTTTCTCGCATCTGTTGACCAAATGTTTTATCTATAGATTCACCTGCTTTTTCAGCACTTTTTTCTATATTCTGAAAATAAGTAGCAGGTGCGTTTGTCTCACCACTAAATAGTTGTTGTATTTTGTTAAAGCTTTCAGTAAACCTATCAGAAAAACCTTTTGTAAAATCTTCACCTAGTAATGATGTTAAATTACTTTTCTGTTGTGTCTTAAATCTATTACCTAAATCTTTTGCAATATTACCTGCACCACCTAATAGTTTTTGTACAAAAGGTGGAATTTTAATATTGTCAAAAAAACTCTGTACTTTTTGTGCTGCTGCACCAATAACCCTTATAACTTCATCTACTAATTTAACAGTTGCGAATATACCGATAGATATACCTCTTATACCTATTTCTATAGCCTTAAAAAATCCACTAAAATCATTTTCTGCACTAAACAGTTCACTAAATACACCAACAATAGTATTTAATGCAGGTAATAATGCATCTGTAAGTTGTTTCCTAAATCCATCAAATCTAATTGCTAATACTGCAATCTGGTCATTAAAAAATTCAGCGTTTTGTGCAAAGTTTTCTGATACTTCATAATTAAATTCTGTAAGTGATGCTGCACCACCATTAAGTAAATTTATTAAACTTGCACCTGATCTACCAAATATTTCCATAGCAAGTGCAGCTTTTGTTGCACCATTCTCCATAGTTGCAAATTTATCTGCTACTTCTCCTAATACCTGTTCACTTGTCTTAAATGTGCCATCTGTTGACCTTACAGATATTCCTAATGCGTCAAAACTATCTGAATATGTAGCAACACCCTGATCTGCTTCTCTCATAGATTGTGCTAATCTTCTTAATCCTTTATCTATAGTTTCCTGACTTACTCCTGCTAATTTACCTGCATTAACGTAAGCCTGTAATGTATTAGCAGCTATACCTGTCTGGTCAGCCATCTTACCAAAACTATCTGCACTATCTATTGCACCTTTTACAAGTCCTACAAATGCACCACCAGAAATAAGAATACCAAAAGTTGCAAAAGTTTTATTAAGGCCACCCATTGCAAGCCTTAAATTTTTTACCCGACCTGCAACCCCTTGCATTGAGTTGCCAAGACGTTTTATAGAACCTGCACCTACAGTTTTTGCTGCTACTACTAAATCAAACTTTGCCATATTATTTTTCCTTATTTATTACTTGTAATGCTGCAGCTTCCATAATTTGTAGATTTTCAAGCATAGCAACAGTATCTTCTACTAAATACAGTTTAATCATTTCTATCACAGATGTATAGTCTAAACCAATAATTCCACTAATTCCTACACGCCATTGTGTCTGACACCTTAAAAACATTTGTACAGTTTCCCAGTTTTGTGAATATACATAAAAATTATTATCTACTTCTTTTTTTTCTGTTGTTATGCCTAATACTGCATCATCTTCTGCTGTTTTATCTATGACAGTTGAACCAACAGCCCAATATTCACCTGCCTTAATTAGTTTTTTACAAATATTTCTTCATTAGATTCCATAAAAGCAAAGCCTACAGCAGTTGCAAAACCTCTAACTTCTAATAATTGATTTAATGTACTTTTGTTAAATGGTACTTCTTGACCTTCTGCATCAACTAAATCTTCCCAACCTAGTAATACTTCTTTTGCAACATCTATATCATCTATCTGTTTATCTTCTACCATTTTTATCATTTCCTTAAATCTAGATTGTGAAATATTCTTAAAATGTGCTGTGAATATTTCTTGTGATACCTCACCATCTTTATTTATTTTTACTACTACTTTCCATTTATAAGTAGGTTTCTGGTCTATAACAAAAGGCATAAAAATTTAGTATCTACTAACTAGGGTATACCCTTTTTTATGTATAGACAAGACTAAATTCATTATTAGCTGATGCTGTAGGTGTTGCCATGAATGGTAGAGATAGCATTGTTATACCATCTGATTCTTCATAGGTAGGCTGACCTAAATCAGTTTGTGGACAGGATACAGTAATCTTATTACCTGCTGTAGTTCCATGTAACCATGTGTTTGTACCAGTTGATGTGCCAGTATAGTCTGTAAAAAAGTTATGGCTAGATAAAGCAACAGATTCTATTACTGCTGTACCTGATGGTCTCCGGTCTGTAATCAATACTTCTTTTGTACCACCTACTAATTCTCTATATATAACTTCATTATTAAAATCTAGGTTCCATGATTGTAACGCTGCTGCAAAACCAAATATAGCAAAGTTAGATGTACTACCATTTTTAAATATAAGAGGTGATGCCTGATTACTTACTGTTACAGTTGGTAAAGCAGTATCAGTAGGTGCATTAAATATACCTGTTAAAGAGAAAGAAATACGTGGAATATTATTTACTTCGCAATTAATGCTGAATGTACCTCTAGCACCTGTTACCTTATGCCTTATGCCATCATAGTTAACAAATAATGTAACGCTATCAGATGGTGTTGTTACTGGTGCATAAGTTACTGATGTAGAACTAACAACTGTTTCTGACAATCCGCACGCTTTTAATATCGCACCATATTTAGGTGCTGTACCTGCACTACCACTACCTGCCATTTCTACATCAAAGGTTACATTTACTCTTGTATTAGCAGGTATTACTTCATAGTTACCCATATATGGCCTAATTAAATCTCTAGATACTTCATCAGATACTACAGGTTCTATATTTAAATCTATTACCTGTACATAGTTAGCAGAACCAGTAGGTGTAGGGTCACTTCCATAACTAGATTCTGCTTTAGCTAAAATACTTCTTTTTCTGTGTAGCTTAGGCATTGTTACATTTAATCAGTATGTTTCTATAATATAGGTTTTTAGTAAGAAACACCATCTATTGCGTTAAATCGTCTATTTCTGTTCTATATCGCACTATATATTCCACACCAATAACACCACCAGGCTGATCTGCATCTAATAACTCAAAAGAAGTATCAGATGGTTGTACATCTATTGCAAGACTATTAACTGTCAAATCTGCCATTATCTTACTGTGCAAACTTTCTACTGTTGCATCTGCCACATTATCAGGTACATCACCTCTGACTATTACACTTATTCTTACTGTTAAAGAATGATCTAGTGTAGGTAATGATGTGTTTTGTTCAACAGTATCACTTACAGGTTCTAATACTAATGCAGGTGATTCACCTCTAGTTAATGGCACTACCCTACTTCTATAGATACGTGTACTAACTCCTGTAGTATTAGCAAGTGTTGTAAGTAACCTTGCCATAATTTGTTCACGTTTTGTGGTCATGTTTTCTGTAGACTAATTTCACAAAATGTACCATCATCTAACTTTCTTACTTCTCTAACTGTATATGCAACACTATCAACTGTTATAGATGCACCTGCAATTAAACTACCAAAATCACTTGTTTTTGCTGTTAACTGATAATCTGTACTGACAATCTGATTACCTGCTAATACTAAATCTGGTTGTTCTAATATTCCATTTGCTGTAGTACTCCCTGATGTACAACTAACACCAAAATCATTAAGGTATGCAGATTGTGTTGTACTATCCTCTACAAATGCCATTAGGTTTTAGAACTTGTTTTTTTAACTTTTGGTTTTGGTATATACACTTCTGCCCTACCCATTGAGATTAATAATTCTGCATCTGATTCTGACACATCATAAGTTTGACCTGCTTCTAGGCTGTTGCCACTAGCACATACATTTTTTAGACACTTTATTTTCATAAAAAAAAAGGGGTAGATAGCTACCCCCTATAGTAAACCAATTATGTGGTTACGTCTAAGATTGCAGCAAATGATTGTGCGTGTCTAACAGCAACATCAAATGCAACTACACCCTTGATACTTACCAAATTTTTGGCGAAATCATCTGAATCTTCACCTGCAGTAATTTCAATACCAGAACCAAAT